TTGACTGCTAGACCATGCTGGTCACAGACATAACGAATGGCACGACGCATTAGTAAACTGCGATCCAGCATTAGAAACCTCGACGGATTTCGTTCAGCAGTTTGGCGGCATGTGCAAGATCTAATATTTCAACAGTTGACATGCGCCATGTTCTGGGATCATCTACAACAACATCACCACGCTTGTCTAATCCAGCCTGTAGGCGTTCCATCACAAGGCGTAAGCAATGTTCTACCTGACCCGGATACTTGACACCAAAGGCCTCGCGGTGTACCGCGTTGACCTTTTGCAAGATCTTGGTGTCTGAAGTTTGTTCGCGAGCCAGGCGCTGTCTTGCTTCTTCAACTGTTTCCATTTGTCTAGCAATGCCTGCGGTATATTGACCCATTTAGTTAACAGCCCACGGGTTGTCACTGACCATGTCACCAGCCAATACAAACTCACGGTCAATCCACAAGTCCCATTGGTTGGTCTTGTTGACTTTCATGCGGCTCATAAATGCCTTTAAGCGTGTGCCCAATGGAGTAAGTTGTCCAGTTGAGTTGCGGATGATCTGTTCACCAGTGCGGGCATCAACCCATACAATCCGTTCTGGCACTTCACGACCATATTTGTTTACTTTAACACCAACTGCTCGTTGTGCAATTGGACCCAGCACTTCATAAGTGATCATGTTGTTGGCATACTTGCGGAATATAACTTGACACTTCTGATCTTGGGCACGCCATTCTGGATCAGGATGTGGGAATTGGTTTGATGCAAAGCGTGTGATTTCAGGACCAGCCGCATCAATGGCAGGATCACGCGGAGGTAATACCTTTAATGGTTCTGTGGGAATCAGTTCACGCTTGTCCAAGTATGGGTTTTGGTCACCAACAAACTCAGGATCAGGATCAATACCATTTAGACAATCTAGTGCTACTTGGTATTTGACCTTGTTGGCACGGCCCTTTAGGTTCAACACAATGCCAGTTTGGTCATAAACAAACTGTTGCAATTCAGTTGCAGTTGGGAAGTCTGTCATTAGGCCTTCCATGTCAAAGGCTGAGGCCTGTCGACTGATACGGCGTTGAACTGTTTCTGCTTCTGCGGTTGGGATTGAGTCTTCGGCCAATGTGGCTTCAGGTTGGACAGCCTCAACAGGATCTAAGTCCCATGTGTTGGTGTCAGAGGTTTTCTTATCTACTTTTTTCATTTCAGTTCCTTATAATAAAAATGCAAAGTTGAGATTGTTAACGCACAATCTCTTAAGCGTTTTCCTTAGCGGCTAAACTTCTTGGGTTTAACCACAGGGCGAATACCTTCAGCCTTGACGTCGACAAAGTCGCGTTGTGCGCGGTCACCATAGGCATTAGCGATAACATCTGCAACTGGGGCACGCTCGGCCTTGTTGGAGATGAAGTCCGTACGCTTGGCTGGCATACCCCGGTTACCAGTGCGTGGACCTTGTGCCACATTAACATTATCTTTGTGATACAAGTTTTCGCACGACCAACTGGCGGCTGTTTCTTTTGCAATCTTAACTGTGCTTCTTGCTTTTGCTGTAATCATTTCTTAAATCCTTTTAAGGTTTGGGCAAGTCTGGCACGCTGTCCCATCTTACCTGGGGCCTTTGCGGCCTTTGCTAACTTCTTGGCTGGGATGGTTTCACCTGCCTTGACGCCTAGCGATTTTCTTAGTGAGCCAGGCTTTTTAATAGCGCCAGCGATCCAATTCTTTGTTGCCATCTGACTTCCTTAAACAGGTTTGACAGGAGTAATCTGAACCAACTGTCCTGATGAGGCGCCTGTGATCACAGCAACATAAACTGTGCCCGCGATAGCATTGGGTCCAAAGTTACCAACGATGATTTCATTTTGTGTGGGAGCGATGCCTACGCTTGAACCACCGGCCGCATCACCAGTTGTGGGGTGATGTGCAACAAGTGCATCGGCATATGTGCTGTAAACGCCAGCGTAACTATAACCTGTGGCGTTGGCATTCAGCACACGGAATGTGTTTGTGGTAGTCTGAATGTTGGCAACTGTTACTGTTGGACCAGCACTAACTGATACTGTGTTACCTAATGTTACGAATGCCATTGCTTTATCCTACGTAAATTTTATCTGGGTTGCCAGGGAACTTGACACTAGCGCCGCCATCAATGCGACCACCTTGAGCGGCAGTGGCAATGGTCAACTTCTTAGCATCACGAGTGGCGCTTGGACCAACTACCATTGCGGCTGAACTGGCATTACCAACGCGAGGGCCCATTCCCTTGTTTACATCACGACCATCATTGCTGTGGCCTGACCAAGTATTGTGGCTGTAACGATTGGTGGCCCGATCGCGGTTAACACCATCGCCCATTTGTCCGTTGAACGCAAACGATTCGCCGTCACCAGTCTGGCTGGTAGTTTTTGCACGAGGGTTGATACCATAAGCACCAACACCCTTTTTCATATCATTCGAAGGCTTGCGACCTAGAGTAGAATTTTTCATTTTGTTTTCCTTTTCATAGCCTTAGGTGGCTTGACCTTTTTATAACCTTTTACATCTTGACCATGACCTAAGATGGCCTTGACGCCGTTTGACTTCATGACTGCTTGTGTAGGGTTTAGTTTGTAAACACCTTTTTTCTTCGCAACGGTCATTTGTCCCACGCTTCCTCATTCTTGCCACGAACTGCTTCCTGGCGTGTCATCTTGGTAGCACCATGTCCAATGGCTGTTGCCTCAATGACATTGTTGTGGTAATGTTCACTGCGCTTTTGGCTGTGTGAACTGTGGTGCTCACCGTCAGACTTCCGACCAACCGATCTCTTAGTAGCATAAGCAATGGCCACGGCCTGTTTAGGTGGCTTACCGGCCGCTATCTCGGCTTTTACATTGTGTGCAAAAGCACCCTTACTCTTACTTTTAATCAATGGCATAATGTTATTATTTAGTTCTTATTTTTCGGGTGCTTATGCCCGCAGATGGGACAGTCTTCCATTGTGGCCATTTCAACCACCTAGGCCAGTCTGTGGATATGTGACTGCGTTTAGTCGTGCTCGTGTTGGATTAAGTTTTGCCACAGTCTTACTATGGTATAAGTTGCTACGGTCTGCTGAGAATGTGCTGTGGTAAGGCAGTTCAAATGTTTTATGCTTCATGGTGGCATCAGGTTGGCCTTTGATGCGATTGGATGGTAGGACTTGGGCCATTATTTCTTAACTCCTGTTGTTTTAGTGGCAATTACACTTGGAGCCACTGGTTTAACAGTCACTGGCGGTGGTGCAAATGATTTTGCTGGTGTTGTCATCCAGGTTGGTTGTGTTGGCCCCGTTGATTTCCAACCAGCATTCGGAACGGCGCCTGGCACACCCCAGGTGTATTGATTTGCTGTTGGATTAGTAGTTTGTATAGTTTTAGGGTTAGCAAAACCTGGATTCATATCTTTAGGATATGGACTAGCCGCAATTTCTGCTTGCGGAACCACTGGCGGCAAATTTTTAATAGTATCATTTACTGAAGCCAACGCTTTTACATAAGGACTAGGATTAACAAACTGTTGTAACAATGGTACATTAATATTACCCCACCCAGGCGTCAATCCATAGGTTGTGCGATAATCTGGTGGTGGTGTGTAACCTGTTACAGTGGGTGTGCCCAATGCGGCCGAAGGTAAGCCAGATCCTGTTGGTAATCCTAATCCAATTCTTCCAGCACCACCTGGTAAATTTATTGCAGGATTCATCCCAGGAATGTACATTGATGGACCAATGTTAAAACTAGGCATAATGTTGAACAATGCCATTATTGTTGTACCTTTGTTAGTGCGGCCAGTGCATCAGCAAATGCCTGGCGCTTGGCTTCTACGGCGTCTTCTGCTTCATTCACTTCAACGGCCGCCAATGTTGCCGCAACCTTGCTCATGATTAGGTGATGATACTTTTGTGCCAACTGCCGATCATTTTGTCGAGCATGTGTGAAGTCTTCAGCCAACAATTCAATGTAAGGACGGCCTGCGGCTGTGTCAATTGCGCCCAACAGTCCTTGAACCGTTACTGCATTGGTTGAACCTTTGGGTCTACCAGCGCCGGGTCTTGCGCCACCATGGCCTGATGGTTTTGTTTTCTTTTCCATACATTTATTTATGGTGGATTTTTTTGAAAGAAATTCAAGTTGACACCGAAAAGGCACAAGGATTTGCGGTCAAAAAAAAGCCCCACCCATCTGTGAGGCTTTTTCCCACTGGTCAAACAGGATTACAGATTCAAACTCAACCAGTGTCGGAACAAGACATGTCAGCAATTATAATCTCAACTGCCTGTCCGGTCAACTCGTTTGGTTATTCTGTGCTGACAGTTCGATGCCCACGTGCTCTAATATACTCATTGATCAAGGCTTGATCACGCTGTAGTCTAATTCGGACTTTGACCTGTGGTATGCGTGGATATCCTTCACGACCACCTAGGCATTCATGTGTTCTTAGCACAGGCGCACTCAATGGACGACCACAACCTGGACAAGGATCTCTAGGCGGGCGTAGGTTATCATCCTGCGGCAAGTCTGGAGCAAATCTATAGTATTGTCTTATAGTTTGCCATTGGCCTGCTTGGTGTGCGTATTCAGTAACTAGCATAGTATGCGTATTTAGGAGTTTTTGGTAGTTTGGACTTAATAATAAATATCATTAACATTGAAAGGCATTGAAATGGGAAAACCTAAATTCGCTCCTCCACCACCTCGACATCAGCAGGTAAAACGACCTAGCGTTATGCAAGCATTGGAAACTGCTGTGTTACTAATGGAACAAGCAGGATGCACTGAAGAAGATATTATGAAGTATGTGCATATGATACACATGGGTTGGATACGTGATGGTGCACTGGCTCCCGAATATCTAGAATTGGTTGCACAAGTACAACGTGAACAGGCTGAGGCTCAGGCGGCCGAGGCTCGTGCTCAAGCAGTTCGTGAATCTATTACGGCCACTGCTGGCACAGGTGGTATTATTACCAGTGTTGGTGGCTGATCCAATTTGGGTCTAGGGTAGAAACTGCAAAAAATTGATCCCTACCATCCTTGGTTGTGCAGTTAACATCAGCGTGTTGTATTTACGCCACAGGCAATTTGACTTGTCGAGGCATTAATTGTATACTATAGATACAGTAACACTACAGGAGCAGACTGTGTTTGAAATCATTTTTTTAATCGTGTTTTTGGGGGCTTTGATTGCCATCAAGATCGGATTGATTGTTTGGATTGGTTGTTCGGTCTTGGGATTCATCATCGGCATGTTGACTGCCCCTCGTCAGCATCACATTACTGTAGAAACACGATCATGATTTATTTTGCAATTTTTATTGGATCGTTCTTGTATGTTGCTATCCAGCACATAAAATGACAGCCTTTCGACATCAAAACAGCCTAAATATTCGTATGAAAGACCTCAAAAATCCCTTCTTGACCACCGTAAGGAACATAAAAAATTCCGCCAATGCTCGTGTGACTGTGCGTCAAATACAAAACAAAATCTTTGAGACTGGCTTGTGTTCAGACACTGAGTTGGAATATCTGCGTACACATTCGGATTGGGATAGAGTCAATCCCAGGACGCCCAGCAATTTAGGTTAAATTGATCAAAATGACCCCTTTTCCTGGGGTTATTTTTTGTTTATAATAAATAAATGTACTTAACAGAAAGATGAAAGGAAAATTCAAATGGCTGATTCTGCA